AGAATTAATTGCAACATACCTAAAAGTATGGTTAGAAGACGCTGTTCCAGCTGAATTAACTGATGCGATTGAAAATAGTAAAGGACAATACACACCTGAAAAACAAAAAACAACACTAGAAGTAGTTTATGGTAATTTGGTTGAGAATAGAGTATCTGAATTAAATAACCTGTTAAACTCTATTAAACAACAAGAACCAGTAGAAACTGAAACAACTAACAACTAATTAACACAAAAAAAATGAAAGAAATAAATAATATCGCTGTAATTCTTCCTGTGCATGAACTAAACGAAGAAACTAAAACATTATTTTCTAATGCTGTTGAAAGCGTTAGAACTCAAACTGTAAGACCTGATGAATTAATCATTGTGGTACCTAAAGGTGGTGAAGTAGCTACCTATGTAAAAGCTTTTGATTTTGGTGATTATGCTAAATCTGTAACTGTTGCTGAAAATGATGGTGAAACTGATTTTGCTTCTCAAGTAAATTATGGTGTTAGTGTTGCTAAATCTGAATGGTTCAGTATCTTAGAATTTGATGATGAATATGCTACTATTTGGTTTAAAAATGTAGTTACATATAGAGAAGCTCATTCTAATGTTGATATCTTTTTACCTATCATCGTTGATGTTGATGGTGAAAACCAATTTATTGGATTGACTAATGAAGCTGTATGGGCTAACAGTTTCTCTGACGAATTAGGTATTTTAGATAACAATGCTTTGTTGGCGTATCAAAATTTTAATACTGATGGTATGGTTATGAGAAAATCTGTTTATGAAGAAAATGGTGGGTTCAAACCGAGTATCAAATTAACATTCTTATATGAATTCTTATTACGTATGACGTTTAAAGATGTTAGAGTTATGGTATTACCTAGATTTGGATACAAACACACCAATCAAAGAGCTGGTTCTTTATTCTCAAATTATAAAGAGACAGTAGACTCTATAGAGGCTAGATGGTGGTTGGCGACAGCTAAAAAAGAATACTATTTCCCAAAAGATAGAAAAATAACGTATGAAGTTCAAAATGGGTAAATGGTTAATAAACGAGGACGTAAAAGAAAGAACGATATGTACTTTGGTCCAGATGAAGAAGAAGCCGTTATAAAATTCCTTGAATCAGAAGATGAAGCAGAAAGAAATCTAATATTTAATGAGTGGCTTAAAGCTCCGTTAGATAAAATGATTGAATCTATAATCAGAAGATATAAATTATATAGAAAGGGTGAAACGTTTGAAGACCTTCATACAGACACCCTTTCATTTCTGATGACTAAGGTACATAAATTCGAAACAGGTCGTAAAGCTTATTCTTATTTTGGTACCATATGTAAGCACTATATATTAGGTCTTCTAATCAAAGATGAAAAATATATGAAACAAAATTCTTCATATGAGGATATGTCTGAAGATATTGAAGAAAGAAATGATTTAATATATTATATTGATGGTGAAGAATTCTCAATGGATAAATTTATCAAAAAAGTTTCTAATGGGATTAAAGATGAGTTAGACGACACTAAACATTCACCCAAAAAGAAATTAAATGAAAATGAAAAAAAAGTAGGTTATGCTTTGGTTGAAATACTAGAGAATTGGGAAACAGCGTTCGAGTCTATGGATGGTGGTTCCAAATACAATAAAAATTCAGTACTTGAAACAATGCGAAATTATACTAATCTATCAACCAAAGATATTCGATTATCAATGAAACGATTTAAAGATATGTACGAGTTATTAAAACAACGAGGTCTTTAGAAAAATAGTATAAAAACAGATTTTCAGGTATTTATAGTAAATAACATTTAATTAAAAACTATTACCATGCCAAGAAAAACTAAACAAGATGTAAAAGTAAATAATGACGCATCGTTAGAAGGACTTATGCAAGAAACCTATAATGATGCATGTCTACAAATAAGTGACAGTCAAAAAACTATCAATGAATTATCTTCTAGTGCTACACCAGCTGATGTTGATGATTATACCAAAATTGCTGGTACAAAAGTGAATCTTTTAAAAGTTAAAGATTCCGCTATTAGAATAAAATTAGAAATAGCTAAATTGCAAAGTGATATAATTAAAAATAGAGGTGATGTTGCTTCAGCTGTTTCAGAAAGAAGTAGCGGTTCTGCAAGTCTTAGCGATTTCAAATCAATTAGGGAAATGCTAAAAAACGACAAAAATAATTTAGAACATATAGAAGAATAATATGTCAACACTAGAAAAAAAAAATAAAATTACTTCAAATATTGCCGCTAATAAAGCAGCTATAGCTGATAAATCGGATAAGTTCAATAAAAAGAAAACAGAAGCCTTAGATTCATTCAACAATAAAAAAGGTAAAGTAGTAGAATTTTTAACCGATTTGATTTCCATACTTGTCGGTTTTAAATTACTAATAGATACAATTGTAGATACTTTTACTTATTATCTAAGTAAGATAGAGAAAGAAGTTAAAAAAGGTCTTAAAATAGAATTAAAAAGTATTGTAAGTTGTGGTTTAAATCCTAGTTTACCAGATTTTTTAAAATCTAATGGAACTGGTATTGTCATTGAAGTTTCTAAAGTAGATTTTTTCGATGTTTTTAAAGTAGACCCGTTATCTGAATCAGGAAAACTATTGTATAAAGATATTTCCAGTAATTTAACAGATAGTTTGGATTTCAATACATTTCTATATGGTGTTATCCAAAACCCTAATAAAGAATTTTTCTGGAAAACCACCTCAGGTCAACCATTACTAAGAGTAATATTTAACGACCAAGGTACTGCAACTAGACCAAACAATAGTTTAACCATTAATGCTACACCTAATTATGATGATAAAAAACTTACTGATTTAAATAATGATTTTTTGGATACACTTACTTTGTTTAATACACAAGGTATCATCAACCGTATTTTAGATTCTATTTATGGTTCTATTTCTTTTAGTATAAATAAAAGTAAAAAACAATTAATCAACGAATCTAAAATTAATACAGTAATTGAAAAAATAATGGATTCGGATGCTAATGATGTTATTGGTGATGGGTATTTTACATTCACAAATGATGAAACATTTGGTCATGAAGAACATGCAACATTAAGACAACAAGGAATTCATATACTACAATTATCAAACCCAACAACAGCATCAATCCCAATTGGTATGTTGAGTGATATGAATAACCAATTAAACATACCAAATTTATCAGCTATTCAACAAAAAGCAATAATTGCTGATAATTTAAGTAAAATGGCTAGTCAAACTACTACTAGAAACATACCAACATTACCGAAAATTCCTAATATCCCTAATTTACCAACAATGCCTATCAGACCATCTGTTCCTGATAATGTTTCAATAAAATTAAATTTTACAACTGAAATTTTTAAAAATTTCACAAAAACAATTATTAGTAGTATAATATCACCTAAAGTAATTATGATATTTCTAATAAATCTCAAAATAGTATATGGTCCTGATGCTGTTTATGAGGATGGTGTTGATTTCATTAAAAAAAACAAAAATATTTTTAAATCATTAATAAAAGGTATAACAACAATAATAATTAAGATTCTTTTAGGTTTAGCATTGAAAGAAATCGCTAAATTAGTAGCTGAAGTAATTGTTAAAAAACGAATTGAAAAAATGAAACATAGGAAAGAACAAATGTTAACATTGGTTGGTGTTTCAACAAAAACATTAGAAAATTTATCAAACACTATAGTATAATGAATATAGACGCAAATAAAAAAGATGAAAATGCTGACACAGGGTTTTTAGATTCTATTGATGGGGTATTAGATACGCTTCTAGCTGCTTTTTCAGTTCCAGAAGAACCAGTATCACCACTACCACCACCACTTATAATGCTTGGTGGTAAACTGAGACCAGGTATTTCAACAACATCGGTGGTTTCTAATGTGATAGCAAGACAATCAGAAGCTGGTTTACCAACAGGTGATGTTTTTGCTGATGGACCAAACACTAATGAGTTAATGGTTAAAATAATAGTAGAAGAAATTGTAAAAACACTATTAAATGAATGTGTTGTTAATGTAGTAATTGACCCAGGTATTCCAGTGATGGTGGTTGGTGCCAATGGTGGTGGTCCTGTTGTTTCAATGGGGTACACAACATTGTATGGTAGTGGTAATGGTATAATAAGATAATAAAAAAAAATAATATGAGCGATTTAAAAGATAAATCAAATTAGAATGGATGAACTCAACAAAAATTTAGAAGATATGTCTAATAACGAAATATTATTTCGTATAAAACAATATGAGGCTGACCATGAAGCATTAAAACTAAAAATGATTCAAGATTATGATAAAATGGTAGAAATTGAAAAAAAATTTGATGATGCTAATAAATTATTAATTAAAAGACTTAAAGGTGAGTAATGATAGAAAATAATAATTCAATAGATAGTACTGGTAGAAAAAGTAGTTACAATAGTGGTGACTCATATAAAAATCTAGTAATAGGTGAAGTTAAGATTGTGGATGACCCTAAAGGCCTTGGTAGAATTAAAGTAAGGATAAAAGGTGTTATTGGGTTAGGTGGGGATGATGGAATCACTAATGATATTGATTTACCATGGAGTTTTCCGCTTATGCCTAAGATGTTCTCAATACAACCAAAAATAGGTGAAAGTGTTTATATTTTCAATTTTGGTAAAGATAAACTACATGCTGATAGAATGTATATTGGGCCTATTATCTCCCAACCACAAAAATTAAACTTCGATTCTCATTATGGTACAGCATTGGCTGGTTTTACATTTGGTACACAAGCAGCAAATGTAAACGTTAATAACATCCCAGAATTAGATGGTGTATTCCCTAACCCAAGTGACGTATCGATGGAAGGTAGATACAATACTGATATAATACAAAAAGATAATGAAGTCCTTATTAGAGCTGGTAAATTTGAAAAATCCACACCATCCTCTGAAAATCAATACCCAATTAAATTTAATAAATCAACACAGGGTTATATTCAAATAAAGAATGATGTAACACTTTTTAATATTAATGATTTAAGTAATCAAAAAGGTACTGTTACTAATATAGTCGCAAATAAAATAAATTTAATTACACATAGCGGTGGTCAACCTAGATTCAACGTAACTAATCAAACTGATTTAATTAGTGAAGCTGATATGCTTTATATATTAGCACCTGAAGTCGATGGTGGTGCACATAGATTACCTTTTGGTGATGTATTATTAGAATATTTAAAACTTCTTAAACAAGCTTTATTTTTTCATGTACATAGAGGTAATGGACTAGCAGGTACTGATTTAACTACTTCTGGAAATGTACAAGCAATGGCAGCATTTAAAGCAAAAGCTGAAGATTTAGAAAAAAGAATGTTGAGTGAGAATGTTAGAATTAATTAATTTTCTTAGATATTTATATAAAAAAGAAAAATGGTAATTAGAACATATTTTGATAAGAACAACACAATAGTAAACAACCAAACAGTAAATACTGGGTTAAATCCAGTGACTGAATTGTTTTATGGTGGAGCTGCTGGTATGAATAAATTTAGTAGATTTTTACTTCATTTTAATGAAGAAAAACTTAAAACACTATATACTGGTGGTACATACACTGACATAACAAAACTTAAA